CGAGCAGAAGGCGGAGGACTCGCATTTCTTCGAGTTCAACGTGGCGGCCCTACTCCGCGGCGACATCAAGAGCCGCTACGAGGCATACCAGATCGGCCTTGGCGGTGCGCCGTTCCTCACGCAAAACGAAGTCCGGCGATTCGAGTCGATGCCGGGTGTCGACGGCGGCGACGAAATCCGCAACCCACTCAACATGGACGATCCAGGCGGCGCGGACAATGAGGAGCGGCAGCCGGCGGACAGCGGCGAGGATGGCGTGGCGCAGAACGCGACGCGGGAGGCATTCCGCGTGCAATTACGCTACTGGGCCGACGTCGAGGCGAAACGCATCAGGCATGAGGCGGCCGATCCGAAACGATTCACTGACTGGCTCGATCGGTTCTACGGCGACGGCCAATGGGTCGCCAGGCTCCGCGACCACTTGGTTCCCTGGGGCAAGGCGGACCTCGCGGAGGCCTGGTGCCGGCGATCGCAGGAAATTCTCGACCTGGTCGTGAGCACGGCCACGCCGGCGGAATTGGCCGCGGCGATCGAAGAGTCGCTGGCCGAGTGGCCGGCGCGGGTCGATGCGGCGGGACGAGAGGCATTTCCACAGGAGGCGAAAGCAGGCAGCGAGCGAAATGGCATGTCCGCAACGAGGCACGTGAGGCCGAGGTCTGGCTCTACGATGAGATCGGCGAGGACTGGTGGGGCGATGGGATTTCCGCCAAGGCGTTCATCGAGGACCTGATGGCGCTGCCATCCTCGGTTGAGACGATCGTCGTCAGGATCAACTCCCCAGGGGGCGACGTCTTCGAGGGGTTCGCGATGTACCAGGCATTACTCAGGCATCGCGCCAAGATCGTCACGGCGATCGACGCGCTGGCCGCTTCGGCCGCCTCGGTCGTGGCGATGGCCGGCGATGAGATCAACGCGGCGACAACCTCGATAGTCATGGTCCATGACCCTTGGTCGATCGGGATCGGCAACGCGGAGGATTTCCGCCAGCTTGCAGACACCCTCGACCAGGTAACCGAATCGATCGTGGCGGCTTACGCCAGGCGCGAGGGGGTCGACCGGGACGCCATCCGGGCGGCGATGCGGGCCGAGACGTGGTATTCGGCCGCGGACGCCAAGGCGGCCGGCTTGGTAGACACCGTGACCGAGGCGACGTATTCGGTGGCCGCCAAGGTGCCGCCGGGGCGCTACCGGAACGCGCCTGCCAGGGTGATCGGCAGCCGGGTGCCGGAGGAAAAACCGGAGGAGGCACGAAAGCGGCTGGCGGCGGCCAAGCGAATGCTGGAATTGGTCGGTCCGTGATCCTACTTGACAATTTGCACCACCCGTGTAAAATGAGCGTGACAATTCAACCATCAAGCAACCGCTGAGGCGGCTTGCGGGCCTGGTTAGGCTCGCGGCGGAACCCTCGGCGGCGAGCGGATTCTGGACGCTGGTAAGCGGCAGATTCGCGTGCAGTTCATCCAAGGACTGCCGGCGGATCATGCCGTTTTCTTTTTGGCATTCGGTCCTCCGGCGAAACAGCAAGGAGAATCGAATGCGAATCTCGCAACCCAACATCATCGCCAAGATGAGTGCGCGGCTCGGAGTTCCAATCCGCATCTGCGCCAAGCTCAGCGTCAAAGCCATCCAGGAGCGGATGGCCAAGCTCCACGACAAGGCCACCGCGCTCAGTGCGCTGGCCGAGAAGGAAGACCGAGACCTGACGGCCGAGGAAAAAGCCGAGTTCGACGGCTTCATGGCCGAGTACAAAACCCTCCAAGAAAAAGACCTGCCGCGCGCCGAGTGGCTCGAGGCGGAGGAGGAGCGGCTGGCGTCCGCTCGGATCGACGCACGAATCGCCAACGGCGACATCCACGGCACCGGAGGCAGTCAGCTCAACTACGAGGGGACCGAGGATCGGCCGCGGCGGATCATTATCCCCAACTCGGCACGCGCCGGCGTCGGGCGGCTGAAATCGTTCGTCGGTGAGACGGCGATGGAAGACGCCTACGTCTCGGGAATGTGGATGGCGGCCGCGCTGTTTAACCGCCCCAAGGCCGGAAAGTGGTGCCAGGACAACGGCATCCTGATTCGCGACACGGCCCTTTCTGGCGGCGACAACACGCTCGGCGGCTACCTGGTGCCGCCGGAGTTTGCGCGGACGCTGATCCGCCTGGTCGAGGAGTACGGCACGTTCCGCCGCAAGGCCCGCGTCTGGCCGATGGCTTCGGACACGACCACGATCCCCAGGCGACTGACCGGACTGACGACCTATTTCGTCGGCGACAACGACTTGATTACCGAGTCGAACATGACGTTCGACTCGGTCACGCTGACTGCGCGGAAACTCGCGATCCTGAGCAAGTGGTCCTCGGAGATCGACGAGGACTCGGTGATCTCGATTGCCGACATCCTCGCGCAGGAAATCGCCTACGCGATTGCCGTCAAGGAGGACCAGTGCGGCTTCCTCGGCACGGGCACTTCCACCTACGGCGGAATCGCCGGGCTGATCACCGTCTGCGCGGCGGCCACGGCGACCGTAGCCACGGCATTGGCCGGCAACACGTCGTTCGGGACGCTCGACCTGGCCGACTTTGAGTCGATGATCGGCAAACTGCCGGAGTTCCCCGGCATCCGGCCTGAGTGGTACATCAGCAAGGCCGGATGGGCCGCGTCGATGATGCGGCTCGCCGACGCGGCTGGTGGAAACACCGCGGACGTGATCGAGGGCCAGCGGCGGCTCTCGTTCCTTGGCTACCCGGTGAACATCGTGCAGTGCATGAACAACACGCTGACCGCACAGACATCGACCAGCGGGCTCGTCTACTTCGGCGACTTGTCGATGGCGGCCACGCTCGGCACGCGCCGCGGAATGACGATGGCGATCTCGGGCGATCGCTACTTCGAGTACGACCAGCTCGCGATCCGCTGCACGGAGCGGTTCGACATCAACATCCACGACGTCGGCAACACGTCGAAGGCCGGCGCCGTAATCATGCTGGCGACGCCTGCCACTTAAGCGGCGACTCCTCACGGCGGACGCGGGGAGTCGGCGCTACAGCCGGCTTCCCGCAGTTCGCTGAGACATTCACCAATCACACTATGAGGTTTGAAAAATGATCGACGGACAATTGGCCAAGTGGGTTAACGTGACGCCGCCGGCGGCGATCTCCGACAACACGGCCTTTACGACCAACGAGATCGACACGCTCGGCTGGGATTACCTGGAGATCGCCGTGATCCTGGGCGCGACCGACATCGCGATGGCGGAACTCAAGGTCCAGGAATCGGACACGTCGGGCACGGGGCACGCGGACATCACGGGCCTTATTTTCGGCACGTCGAACAAGATCGACGGTACGAAGTCGGACCTGCCGAGCGCGACCGACGACGACAAGATTTTCCTCTGCCAGATCGACCTGCGAAAGCGCAAGCGCTATATCGATGTCTCGGCCAAGTCGGGCAACGGCACGGCCGGCACGTACTGCGCGATCGTCGCCAGGCTCTCGCGCGGCAAGGTTCTGCCGTCGGACGCCGCCGGCGCGGGCGCCGCGTCGATCCTGCGGGTCTGATCCATTCTTCCCGGTTCCCGTGCCGGCCCCCAAGGCTCGCGGCAAGGGGGCCGGCCGGTCTGCAATAGGG